CTGCATGACCCTCATCAATAAGCATTTGACAAATATCTTTACCGTCTTCTGTATAAGGTATTCCTAATATACGGCCATACTTACCCTTACCTAAAGACTTAACTTTGAAACTACCGCAACATAATTCACCAAGTCTAGCTTTTGCAGCAAGACCTAATTTTTTTTCAGCCAGATCACGTGTCCTGGATTCTGGTGTATCAATACCGCTTAAACGTACTCTTTGTTTGTGTAATTTGACATCAAAACCTAAATCTAAAATACAATCAAATGTATCTCCGTCAACAATACGATCTAATGTAGCGTTATAGACAAATGCATCAGGTGATTGAGCCATTACTTAGATTTTTTAACTCTTTTCGTTGTATAAGCCTCATTTACATCAGGTGTTGATTTATCATCAGCAACATAATGTCCTTTTTTGTTTCTAGCTCTAACCTGTACTTCTTTAGTGTTAGTTATTACACCCCATACTTTACTTAACCATCCCATACTATTTCTCCTTAGCTCTTCCTATGTTGAGAGCAAATAAATCAAGTATAGAATAAACTTTTTTAAAAAAATTGTCATCTTTTGGCGTTGGTGTAAGAGCTGCTATAAGTGAGCAAATAGTCACAATTGCGTTGCAGATCATTATAAATTTAAGTAATGTCATTTTTTCTCCTTTATTTTAGTCTGCATTTGCAAACCTAATATTATTATAGAGTAAAAACATCTAGTCGCCTATAACCACGTCAAAAGCTAATACATATCTATCTATATTTGGTATACCCTCTTCAGCTTGATGATACAGTCTTGAATCAAATACATTCCAATAATTTACTTGAGGTTTGATCCTTTCATCATCACAAAATTTAGTTCCGAAATCGGTTTCAGTTAAATAAGCTATTCCTGATATATTAAATTTTTCAAGATTACTTACGTGGTTATGCCTTATAGAATCTATTTTTGCGTTTGCTTTATTTAAAAATACCCAACATTTTTTATGTAAAATATTTGGTTTATAACTTAAATATTTACATACAGTAATATCAATAGATTTATTTAGTTCTAAAAAGTGTTTATGTAAAGTGCCAAAGGACTGAATTCTTGCATGTTCGCATTTTGGATACTCTTTGCAACAAGGATTATCTTTAATAAAATAATTTAATTTTTTTAAAAAAATTTTATTGTTTATTTTTTCTAAAATATCACAATAATAGGTTTCGTACATTATTGTTTAAAAAAAGCTGGCAATCCTAACATAGGCCTACCGTCAAATTTATTTTGTTTTACATTTTTATTACTTGCATCGTTGTAGTGTAAAAACACTTGTACGCAATTTTTACCCAAAAAGGGATCCCTCCAATGCTCTAATTCACAACCACGATACATCAACATATCACCTTGCTCTAAATTTACTTCAATATTAGGCTCTATATATATTGACCACTCATCTCCACCTAAATTCATAGTAGTTGATATCTCGCAAGAATATCTATCTTTGTGTCGTTTTAATTCATCACCGTTTTTATAAATTCTTGCATAAGAGTAAGTTTCTATAAGTTTAATTCCTGATTCTTTTTCCATAATTGGTTTTACTTTTTGCAATAAAGTTTCCATAACTATGTCAGAATAATGTGAGTAAGTTTCAGGTATTTGTGTATCATTCCAAACACCAAAGTATTCTGTAAATTGAGATATGTAATGAGTATCAAACAAATGTCTTGCTACTTTTCTTTTGTTTAAAAAGTATTGATAACAAAAATCTGCTAGTTCTTTTGATATAGCATTTTTAATTATTTGGTATTTATCTTGTTTAAAACTCATAAAAAATTTGCAACCATAACTATTCTTTTTTCACCTACATCAGGACATTCTTGATAATGTTTGAGTTTGCCGTCAAATATAATGACATTATCTTCTTTTGGGTTTGAATAAATTTTTTGATTATCTTCTCCTAAAACTATTGTTTTTCCTTGTGAAAACTTTGTTAAATAAACTATAACGACTTTATGGGGAAAATTTAAATCTATATGCGGAATACTAGATTTTACAGTGCTATGTGGTGTCATGTTTATATTCATACGATACATAACTTCCAAGTCTATGTCGTTAAAATCAAGTATTTCTTTCAAAATAGAATAACATTCATCAAAATAAGTAGATACTCTTTCGGGTATAGGAGGAATTTGTTTGCCATAACTTTCATGCGATGGTCTGCCCAATAAACAATGAGCAAAAAAACCCATGTCTTCTTCATCTGTATTAGAAACAGTTTTATCAAGGTAATACCAAGGAAAGTTGTTGCTCAATACTAATTTTTTTAAATTTTTGTAATTTTCTGTAATAGGATTTTTTAATTCAGTAATCATCTAAACGGATACCCCAAATTCCAACACACCAAGGAGTGCCGTGTTCCTTTAGTAACAGGTGTGACCCTATGCCAAACAAAAGAAGGAAAAACTATAATGCTCCCTTTTGGCCTAATTTCTTTACATATTCTAGGTTGTGATGCTTCATCTTGATTTCTAAAATCAAACTCTAAATCACCACCTTCATATTCTATAGGGTCGGTAAGAGATATAGTCATGCTAAGTTTTCTTAGCTTACCATTTGTATTTGGGTCTTCTGGTTGATTATATGGTTCAATATGCGAATCACAATGCCAATCATAAAATTGACCTTTTTTATATTCTGTAAACTGACAGGCCTCAGACCAATCCCATTCAAAATTCCAACCAGCATTTGCGTTTGCTTGATGTATATAAGGTTGTATTTCTTTGTAAATCCATCGGTCTGACATCCAAACCACGTCTGATTTACGTTTCTTTTGTATGTTTTTAAGGTCTGTTTCGCTGAGATTTTCAGCTTGTGAATTACCTGTGAGAGCCATTTGTTTATCTTGTTCTTTACCATATCTTACTATTTCATTACAAATTCTTTTTGGTATAACTGATTGAAAGTACCAATAATAGTATTTTAAGTTCATCTTCTCTCCTACAGAAGATTAGTATAATTTATATATGATTTAAAAGATAGGATTGTTAGGACGGCCAAGTGCCTGCTTTCACAAAGTCGTAAACTTCATCTAAACCCCATATACCAGATGCTCCTGATATAAAACTAACTTCAGGTTCTTTGGTAATTACTACACCAGAACCTCCATTTGTTGTACTTGATGGACTTGCTGCTCCTGAACCTCCTGCTCCTACAGTTATAGTGTAAGGTGTGCTACCTACAACAGTAAGTGTAGATTCGGCTGATGCACCACCGCCAGAGCTTTCTCCTGGAACAGAGGATCTATAACCTCCAGCTCCACCTCCGCCTCCAAAGTTTTGGAAACCAGTAATACCATCACTCCAACCACCACCGCCACCGC